CCTCCAACACATCAAATCCGGCAGCCATCAATGCTTCCCGGTTTTGCGCGATATAGAGGCCGTTACGTGCAAGCTTTGCAAAACTCATGCTGTTCGGACCATAGAAGCTGGCCAGAACATTCAGCGTTTCGTGCTGGTAAAAATTGTCGTGGCCATTGCCGCTTGCCTGATGGATCACTGCCGGATAATCGTCTGGGTCGTCCTCGGTTACTCCGATGGCACACCAGTTCTGAGTCGGTTCAGGCTGCTTGGGAACACTAGGTTGCCAGCGCGGGCGTACCATAGTGCCGGGAAGTCCCGTAAGGCCGACCACCAGTTGCTGGAATACGGCATCAAGCGCTGCATCTTCAAGCGGCGGAGATGTGACGAGAGGCTGTAAATAACCTCCGGTCGAACTGTCGTTTGGCATCTTAACCTCCAGACAGCGGAATCAATTCGCAGTTAGCCGCAGTGAAGCCGATGCCAAAACGGGACCAGTCGCCGACGTTTGTCACCGTGTACTGGCGTCCGTTCCACGTCACGATGTCGGCATCCTGGCCATCGCTACCGGCTTTCAACAAGAAACGGCTGTGGACAGTGATAGACCCCTGGATGCGCGAACCTTCAGCGAGACGCATCAATAGATCGCCCGTGTTGTTCGTCACCACACCGTAGAAGGGCGTAGAGGTCGCCGAATCCGTGGCGATGCCATTATTGTCGACGGTCTGCATTTGCCGCGCACAGACGAGGCTGTCCACGAAATCCGGGTCGAGCAGGACTTCCGAGACGTCTAAAAGGGGCATGGTTATTTGCTCCGCACCACGTGCGTGACCGAGTTGCGCAGTTGCGCGGTATCCACAAGGGTGTTCTCACGCGTCACGCCACGACGACGGCGCGCCTCGATCGTAGACTCGGCAAGCTCTGGCTGGATATTGCTGTTTATCTTGGCCTTGACGGACATCTCCGCCGTTAAGCCGGCAGCGGTGAGCGCTGCATCGGCTCCCGCCGGATTGCCGCTTAGTGCAGCGGTGGCGCCTTTCTTGAGGCGATCAGCGCATTGCGCTTGCACATCATGTATGCCAGGCACAAGAAAGGGGCGAGCAGGGATATTCTTTGCCGGCGATCCTTTGTCCAGAATATATCCAATCTGCGCATTGCTGATCGGCCCTTCTTTTCGCTCAGGCGAACTGTCTGGGATGCCTACAAGCACATCTTTCCTGCTGAGATCACTGACCGCTTTGATTATCGCGGCCATTTTGTCGCGGGTTATCTTGACGGCCATAGGGGGCTTAGCAGTTGATCTGGAGGCCGCCTGCGCCGAACATGCGCGCCAGCGAAAGATAGCGGACGCCGTAGCTCGTCAAATTCCAGAAGCCCCCGCCATCCAGCGCGGCAGCACCCGTGTTGTAACTCGTGCTGACCTTATCGACAGCCTTCGCTGAGGTCGGCCCCGTCATGATGCCGGGCACGCCACCCACTGTCGCTGCGGTCTGGTCCCGCACCGACAGCACCAGATGATGCGCGGTCACCAATTCTATCCCGATGTTGGTCAACTCTACCCATCGATCAGCGTTGACCAGCGATGCCGCCACCGTCAGCCACGTTTGAATCAACGAGTCCGGATAACGAGTCGGGTCGTTGAATTCGGGAAAATCCGATCGTAGCTGAGTAGGTGTGACGGTCATGGTTTCGCAGTACGTCCGGGTTTGCGTTTTTCTTCTGCCGCGACTTCAGATGCAGCTTCGTCGCTATGCAGCACTACCCACCAGTGGTTTTCATACTCGGCGGGGATGTCCTGCCCAGCCACAAATGACAGCGGCCGGCAGTCGTCGCGGGTCAGGGTGAAATCCTGATTGGCGATGCGGGTCATATTATGCTCCGGTAATCAGCCGGGAGAAGTCAACTGGTAACAACTCCCGGCGTCCGCTTAGATCGCGTCGCGGTAAGCCAGCGTCGTGCCGTAGCGGAATTCCACTTGGCCGAAGCGTGCCCAGTATGTCGTGATCTGGAACAGCGAGCGGTACTCCAGCGGCGTACGCTGCAGTTCGGTCATCGGGTACTGGACGTACTTCTTGTCCTTGTTGTACGCGACCATGCGGTCAACCGTTCCCAACGTACCAGGCGTACCGCCCACGCCAGCGCCGATAAGCCACTTGAGCGGGAGGATTTCCAGCGGTTGGCCCATCTGCGCGCAGATGTTGTTCTTCAGGATGAACGACAGGATCGTTTCCTGAGCGGCCGTATTGACGGGCTGGCTGCCGATGAAGCCGAGTTGCGCCGGTGGCAGCAGAAGTCTGTTCGGGAGAACCTTCCAGCCCGAAGCCTGCCATGCGCTCGTCAGGATTTCGTTGACGTCCTTCAGGATTTCGAGGGCCGTCTTCGTCGTCCATTGCGGCGTGCTTGCGGCGCCGTTCGCGACGTTCTGGAAGCTGCCGACCGAACTGTTGGAGTTGACGAGACCCGTGAAACCCAGCGACGTGTCGCCGAAATAGACGATGTTGTCCAGGTCCATGTTGCGCTTCAGGTTCATCCCTTCAACCTTCTGCGCATCCACCGGCTGGCCGAGGGCTTGTGCCTTCACCAGTTCGGGCACCGTGTACTTGACCTCAGCACCCCACAGGCGCATCGGCTGGGGCGTCTTGCCGATGTCGAGCGACGGGCCAGCGATCGCGTTGCCTTCGTTCGAGATCCAGTTCAGGCCACCCGGGTTGATACCGCCCGACATAGCGAACGCGGAGTTCGTCCACGAAGCGATTTCATCTGCCGGCGAGACGTCCGTGCGGATCTCGATGTCACGCGACCAGGTGAATTCGACCAGCGGCTCATTCAGCGTCTGATCCAGACGCTCGAGCTGGCCGACGAGAAACACGCCCGTCGAGTCGACCGTAGCCTGGTCGTATGTGTATTGCTGGTCAGCCGTGAAGCGACGGATTGCTTTCCGCGACGCTTCAGCGATTTCCCGGCGCTTGAGGAATTTTTGAACAGACATGTCCATTGAGTTTTTGCTCCAGAAACGGAAAATCCCGCCGAAGCGGGGTCATGGGGCGTTGTTATGCGCCGGGGATTTAGATGTTGAACGCGATTTCGGTGATGCCGTAGGCGTCAGCCGGGCCCGTGAAATAGCAGCTGGACGGCAGCGCGATCGTGTTGGTCGTGTCCGAAGCGGCTTCAAAGCCACCGAGCGGCTTGCCAGCGGACGGCGTAGCAACGCGCACATACACCGTGCCGCCTTTGGCAGCCGCCGCTACACCGCCGAGCGCAACGTTCACGTAACCGCGCTTGAGGATGTCAGTCGGCCCCGAAGTCGGAGGCGTCGACGTGCCCAGCGGGTCAGTGCCATTGGTCTGGATCGGATAGGCGCGCAAATTGACGCCGTACACCGACGCAGCGGTATCTGCCGAGTTATTGATCGGCTGGATTTTCCCAGAGACCAACTTCACGGCAACACCGAACACGGTCGGAGGTGCGGCGGAATCGATTTGCTGCGTCTCGATCGTCGCGACTTCAGCGCGTTGGAGATCGCCAGCGAAACCCGCCGGCATGCGGAATGTATAAGCTTGCAACGAGGGCATGTCGGCTCCTTACTTACGTTTCGCCCAAAAATCGGCGTGGATCTGGTTGAGGTCTTTCTTGACGGGCGGCTGCGAGTCGGCTGTCGACGTCTTCGCGGTCTTGTTCTTCTGTTTCACGAGTTCCGAAGCAGCGTGGAAGGCCATCTTTGCAGCAGCGCAATCCATCTTCGACACGTCGGCGTCGCCCGTGATCATTCGCACGAGGTCGCCATTGTCGTTTGTGAGCGCGGCCTTCAGTGCACGACGGCGCAGCACGCAGAGCGAATCTGACGTCTTTTTGCTGTCGGCTTTTGCGTCGTAGGTCGGAAGCTTGACACCCGGCGCGAGGATTTCTGCGCGCGCCTTGGCATCCTGGAACTCGTCGCGGAACGAAGCGGAATCGCTGGTCGACTTCTTCTCGTCGTCCTTCTTTTCCTCTTCCTCGTCCGAATCGTTCGTTTCTTCGGACTCTTCCATTTCTTCGGCG